AACAATCATTAAATAAATCTCGTGGTAATACTGTTACAAATAAAATTAATAATGTTAAATTTATTAACCCTCAATCTCAATCCATAATGAATCAATTATTAGGAATAGAATAATGAGTGATACACATTTACAAAACCTAGAAAAAGCAATGAATATAGCTTATGAAGCAGGAGAAATGGACAAAGCAACAATAATGGCTCAAGAAATACAAGCGTATTCAAACTCCATTGCTACAAAAGAAAAAACTTTATCTGGGCTTGGTAAAAACTTTGCAACTGATGCAGCAAATTTAGGTGGGGCTGTTGTTGATATGGTCGCATCTCCACTTGATACAGCAGGGGCTGTTACTGATTTAGCTGTTACAGGAGCTACAAACTTACTTCCTAAATCTGTTGTTGATGATTTGTATTCTTATGAAGATGACCCAAGCTCAATGCAATACAAGTTAAATGAATTTTTAAAAAGTAATAAAGCTACAGAATTTTTAGCTACACAACCTAGAGAAAGCTATGAACAAATGGGTGATGTTATAGCTGAAGATGTTAAGTCTTTAATAGATGACCCTGTAGGCAGAGCTTATAAAAAACCATTAACTTCTTTATTAGAAGTAACTGGATTAGGTAGAGTTGGAACTACTGTAGCCAAAACTGGTAAGTTTGGAAACACAGCAGCTAATGTTGGAAGTAAAGTAGATAAAGCATTAAATTATGTAGACCCAGTATCAGGAGCAGCAGGTCTTATTGGTAAAGGTGCTGATGCTGTAAAAGATTCTCAAATGGTAAAGTATTCTCAAGACATTATTAAAAACAAAGGCACAGAATTAGGAACAAAATATGGATTTAAAATATTACCATCTACAGTAAAAGATAGAGGTGGTAATTTAATTAGTAGAGTAGGTGAAAAATTAGCAGGTGAAAAAAGAACATCAGAAAAAATAGTTGATTTTAATGTAGACCACGCAGATAAGCTATTAAGAAAACACGCAGGTGTTACTGAATCTACAGCTTTAGGAAAAGTATATGATACTTTAGCTAAAAAATCTAAACCATTTTATAATGACATTGCAAAATTACAAGGAAAAACTAAAAAAGTTCCTGATAACGAAGTTGTTATTAATAAGGTAAGACAAAAACAAAGAGGAGCTTCAGATAGAATTGTAGATAGACAAAATATAATAGAAAAAACAAAAACAGTTCAAGATATACAATCAGGTCAAAGTATATTAAACAAAATAGAAAGTCAGAAAAAAATTAACAAAAAAGCATATAAAGATTCAAGAAAAGAAAACTCTCAAGTAAAACAAGAAGTATTAGATGAAAATGCAACTAAATTAGATAATCTTCATAATGAGTTAGATAGAACTATTGCTTATAACAAATCACTTGCAGAGCAAAGAGGTGCTTCTGCTAAAGAGCTTGAAAAGTTTGACTCTATGGCAAGTAATCTTAAAAAAGCTAGAAAAAATTATGCTATAGGTCACAGTATAGAAAATGCACTAAACCCAGATGGAACAATTAATCTTAAAAAGTATGCAAATGAAAACAGAAATAATGCAGCCGTTACAGGTCAAGCTAGAGCAGTTATAGATTTTTATGATACAAACCCAACACTGTTTAAACATAAAGGAAAGCCATTAAGCACTGCTGAATATCTTATAAATAATCCATTTGCTAAAGCTGGTATTGCAGGTGGTGCTGCTGCTACTCTTTCTGCTGGTTTAGCTCCTATCGTTGGTGGTTCAGTATTAGCTGCTGATTTAGCCATTCCTTCTATATTAAGGTCTAATATTATTCAAAAAGGATTACTTAATAAACCTAGAGGAAGTGATGTTTTAAATTTGTTGAGTAATAAAAAAGCATTAAGAACAGGAGTTCTTACACCTAGCTTATTAGATTCTTCTAATATGGAATACTTACCAGAACTACAATATATGCAAGGAAATTAATAATGCCTGATATTAACCCACAAGAATTTGGAAGAATGAAAGAGCAGATAGAACAATTACAGAAAAGCCAAGATGAACTTGCAAGAGATATGAAAGCAATGTTAGCACTAGCTAATCAATCTAAAGGTGGTTTTTGGGCAGGTATGGCAATCGCTGCATTTATATCCTCAATAGTTACTATTGTGTTTAAACAATGGATAAACTAAAAAAAATACTGTTTAAGCCTATTACTCTTGCTTTAACCTTATTAGCTGTATTACCTATTACACCTATCATTGCTTGTTTACTTTATGGATGGATATATTAATGGACAAACTAAACATTTTCCTAAAAAGATTATCTGAAAGCACTACCTCTTGTATGGTTATGATGACACAAGGCAATCTACTAGCTATTACTTTAGGTCATTGGGGTAAGGCATTACAGGTAGGTGTCATTGCAGCAGTAGCTACTTTAGCTGTTGTTATTTATGGTAACAAAGATTGGTCAGATAACAAGTTTGCTATGGCTGGAATCATAGGATTCTTTACAGCCGTTGCAGATATAATGACTCATCCAACACACTTTGGTGGAGCATCTACAGAAGCAATTGTTACAGGAATAGGAGCAGGACTATTATGTCTTGCTATGTCAAATGTATGGAGTAAAAAGTAATGTTACAAGCACTTATAGCACCAGTTTCTGCACTATTAGATAAGTTTATACCTGATGCAGACACTAAACAAAAAATAGCTTTTGAAATATCTACATTAGCAGAAAAACAAGCACATGAAATTGCATTGGCACAGATAGCAGTAAATAAAGAAGATGCTAAAGGAGCATGGTTTCAATCAGGGTGGCGACCAGCAGTAGGTTGGATATGTGTTGCAGGTTTTGCTGTAAACTTTCTTATATCGCCATTATTACATCCTTTAGGTATTATAGTTCCACAAGCTGATACATCTACAATGCTACCAGTGTTAATGGGTATGTTGGGATTGGGAGGTTTGCGTAGCTACGAAAAGAAAAATGGATTAACTAAATGATAAAAGCATCTCCTAATTTTACTGTAGAAGAATTAACTTTTAGCGAGACAGCAGCAAGAAAAGATATAGATAACACACCATCTGACGAGGTGTTAGATAATCTATTAATAACAGCATGGAGCATGGAAAATGTTAGAGAACTACTTAATAATAATCCTATACTTATTAGCAGTGGCTATCGTTGTTTGGAGCTTAATACATTACTCGGCTCTAAACCAACTTCGGCACACATTAGAGGACTGGCTGTCGATTTTACTTGCCCAAAGTTCGGTGACCCTGATGACATTGTGGATGCTATTTTTAAGTCTGATATTCAGTATGACCAGATTATTTTGGAGTTTGATAAATGGGTTCATTTGGCTTTTCCAGAAAATGGAAAGAGTGCTAGGAAAAAAGCGTTAATTATTAACAAGAAAGGAACAATGATTTACTCACAATGATGGACATATTGCTTATAGCACAACATATGATGGATAAAACTATAGATGATGTTGATATTGTTTATGGTGAAAATACAATGACTATATTTTTAAGTGATGGCTCTAGCGTAGAAATGATTGTAGACTCTATACACCTTAATGCTACCGAATATGACTCTTAAATACTTTGTTTTGACCTCGCCAGAAGCTCGTGGTGAGCTTTAAATAAATTGGTTAAGGGGTAACCCTACTTGTTTTAAATCTTTTATATTATTAATAGGATTTAATAATCTATTTTTTATTTCATAAAGGTCTGATTTAGTTTTAAATGTAGTGCCATCATATCTATATCTTATATCCCCTTCTTTATATAGCTTTGCTTTTTTTTTAAAATTTTCTTTATCTATCCACCCACATAATGTAAGCTCATGATTGTGCTTATGATAGCTACAAAATAAATAAATATCTGAATTATTTTTTAATTGCATTGCTACTAAATTATTAACATAGTTTAATTGTGGATATACAGTTCTTCCCATAGTTTTAATATCAACATTCTTTCCATTTAATTTAATATCAAATCCACCATCATATCCTTCAGAGTTCATAAAAGGTAAATCAAGAGCATTACATATTGTATTCTCTCCTAATATTCCTACCAACTGTTCCTCTTGACTACCATCAGCATAACCTCGTTTCCCTAAATTAGTTTCTTGATTATGTTTGATTGACTTTAAAACAATCTCTTTATTTAGTTTTAAGTTAAGCATATATCCTTCTCCCTACAATAGTTAATAAGTTATCTATTGCTAATCCTAAATCTCTTTCATAATACATAGGTTTTTTACCACCAAGAAACCGATAGTTAATAGCAGTTTTTTGTGCTTTAGGAAGTCCATCTATTACAGCATCTACAATCTTTATATTTTCCATATCAGATTTAGATACCATATCCTCAAAGACTTCTGATGTAGACTCTCCACCTGTAGAAAAATAAGATGACTTGCTAGGATAACCAAGTCTATGGCTATCTTTTTTCATCCATCTCGCCCAATCATCTAGTATGTCCATGAGCCTAGCAATCCTCACTTTTTACTTAATCCACCCAGTATTGTTCCCCAGTTACTTGCTCTCCTTGTTTGCTGTGGAGTGAGTGCTTTAGGCATTGCAAATCCATAATCTTTACTTAATCTATCTAATGCTCCTGCATGAACACCTGCATAATCAGAAATTCTCTTTCTACTAGCATCAGGATTCTTTGCTATAAATTCTTTTGCTCTTAAAGCAAACTCTTTGTATTTTTCTTGTGTATATTTTGACATTAAATTTCCTTAAAATAATATTTCAATTAACAATAATGCTATAAAAAACATCCACCACCAATCTTCTTCTTGGTTATGTTTAAGCTCATCCATTATGATATATCTACCTCCCTACATACCCATTTGTTATTCTTCTTATGCCACCCTTGAACAAGTAGCACCCAATTTGCTTCTCTTAAATGGTGAATAGCATCACTATCCTCCATCTTCTTTACCCTTGCACTAATGTTACTGTAGCTAGTAACTTGGATTCCTACTGTGTTGCCTTTAATATCTATTGCTAGTAAATCTATTATGCCAAACAAGTCTTGTCGTATCTTGGCAAATGCGTTCCATCTCTCTACGATAGCGACTAAAGGGTAATCACCACTATCCCGTAGCTTCTTCAGAGTCCTTTGCGTTGGGCTTATCGCCATCTTTTTTATCCTCCTCTCTGACAACATTGCCTTTAAATATTCTGTTCCAATTTTCTTCTAATTCTTCATCAGTAATATCTTGCTTTCTTTTTCCACTACCTTTACCCATCACAATTCCCCTTAAATTTACAATATGGTTTAGTAACTTGGTATCTAAAAGACCCATTACTCATGTCTATATTTCTAATTGGTGTGCCTTCTGGTATTGGAGCATACTCTTTAGTTAAACATCTAAAGCCATTGTAGTTTTTATTTTCAAAAAGAAAATAATGAACCTGTGCAACTTCGCAGGATTTAAAATGACCTATATATTTTTCATCTAAAGCTGTGTTGCTTACAAGTAAAACAAATGCGTATTCAACCATTATAGCTCTCCTTTTGTTATTACCTTTCCTGTTAATTCGTGCCTAATATTAAAATCTTTTTTATTGTAAGTCATTGTAAATTTATATCCATCATATATAAACTGATGTTCTTTCCATTCATCTTTATTCTTTTTTAGTGCTTCTTTTCCCTTCGCCATCTTCCTCACTCCAATATACATTAACTATCGTTTTACACTTTGG